AGTAAATGCGCCTGTATAAACCGCTGTGCCTTTGACAATACGAATGTTAGAAAGATACCCAAACCAAACCTCTGCTGCCGTAGCGTTGCTTCCTCCAATTTTTGGACCTACTGTAGCGCCATCTGTTTGCGACGAACTATTGGAAAATGAACCAGAAGCAACTCCGTTAATATAGTAATACCAAACATTTGAGTTTCTTACAAGGGCAACATGATTCCAAGCATAAAGTGTCAAAGAGTTTGTTGATGCGCCGGCAAATCCGTTATTTGTATATACGTTTAAAGTCAACGCATTTGCCGTTCTTAATAAAACAAATCCGGACCCCCCGCCTGAATTTCTAATTTCAACAATAGGCATATTGTTAGAAACAAGTGTTCCTGTTGGATAGACCCATCCTTCTACTGTAAAATCACTAGTTCCAAACGAAAATGCTGCGTTTGCTACTGTATTTAAATATTCCCCACTTGTCCCGCTATAATACCCACTTCCCCCATACGACGAAGTAGTGTACGAAGCGGTTGGTGAAAACGGTTGGAATGCTTGGATTTGAGGAGTGCCGTTGGCTGTGATTGCAAAAGCGTTGGTGCTGTTGTCAAGGAAACGATTAGATTGGCAGGTTAACAGAGAAGTGTTTGTAATTGCGGTAAGCGGAGTCGTCGGTGGCGTGAATGCGCTTGTATAGACTGCTGTGCCTTTAACAAGTCTAAGATTAGAAATGTAACCAGGGAAAAAACCACCGGTTGTTCCCTGTGAACCAACATACAGAGTCTGCAACACAGAATCATTTGTAGCATCTGTGGCAGTGGCAACACTAGTTCCGTTTAAATAAATTTTCAAACCGTTAGCCGAGGTACTTGTTCTTACTACTGCAATGTGATTCCAAGTATTCCCAGTTATATAAGTAGAATAACCAACCACAATAGCAGAGGGACTACCGTTTATCCAAAAAATACCATAAGGGCCAGGAGAAGCCGATCGATTTATTACTAAAGCCCAACCATTCCCACTCCCGGGATAACTTCCTGCAATTTGATGGCCGTATGTTTGAGTTTGAGCACCAGATATATAAACCCAACATTCAAACGTGAATGCTCCAGAACCTAAAGTTAAAGCTGTATTTGATGAAGCTGTCAAATAATCTGTGCTACCATTAAAATAATTACTCCACTGACCATTAGGCCAATACGGAGTCACAGAACCCTGAGTTGGGGTTCCGTTGCGCGTGATGGTGAAGTTGTTGGTGCTAGAATCTAAGAACGTGTTGTTCTGCTGACCGTTAGTGCTGGTCGTTTCCAGCAACAACGGAACATACGGAAACGACGGATCTGTGGTGGCAGCAGCCGCTGCTGCTTTCGCTGATTTAGATGCAGCAAACATTATGTGTAGTTCTGTCCAATGGTTGTGCCAAACCAGCTTGTACCGTCTGAGAAGAACGAATAAATATCTTTCTTACTTGCGGTGCTGGTAATCGTTGGCGCTGTTGCAGAAGGCCAAGACACAGTAGTCCATGTCACCGTCCGGCTACCAGTAGCGTCCTGAGACAGAATGATAATAAATGACTTGCCCGCTACAGCAGTTGGCATTGTAATTGTCGCGTTGCCTGTCAACGTCAAGTTTTGAACTGTACCGTTTGCCAAACTTACCGTGATTGCGGTACTGGTGTTGGCCGAATACAGCGTCTCAACGTAATTAGTAACTGTCGGATTGGTCAGCGTTTTATTGGTAAACGTCTCCGTTCCGGCTAGGGTTGCAAGCGTTCCCGTCGTAGGCAACGTAACAGCCGTTGTGCCAGAAACGGTAAACGTTGTTCCAAACGCCCCGGATATAGTAATTGTACTGGCTGAATTGTTTGCTACGCCCGTACCACCTTTGTTTGCGGCTATTAAAACCCCGTTCCAAGTGGCAGACGTAATTGAACCAGCGTAATCAAATGTGTTTGTTGACCACGACACGTTAGCCGGAGCCTGATCGTGCCGATCCCATGTCCCAGCAGAAGTTGCATTAGATAACAACACAACCGTTGTGTATCCACCAGAGGGCACGGAAACAACAAGCGTAGCAGAAGCATTATTAACGGTAATTGCACCGCTAGACTGGTTGTTGTTAAACGAAAAAATTGTGCCGCTTGGCAGCGTGGTTGCATTAGGTAACTGAATAACCTGACCGCCAGAGCCCGTGATGCTGTATACGGGAGTTGAGGAAGCTGTCAGCGTAATTGTGGTTCCAGACGCGGCAACGTTTGTGAACCCATTAAACGTCGCGTTGGTAGTTATGTTGCCATTGGCGTCACGCAAAACTACTGAACTTGCGCCCGAAGACGTTGTAACCCCAGTCCCGCCGTTAGCTACAGGTAACGCGGTTCCAGAATAAGAAAGGGCCAAAGTTCCGGACGATGTTACAGGCGAACCTGTAACCGTAAAGATTGATGGTGCAGACAATCCTACGCTGGTAACAACCCCAGAAATGCTTGGCGTTGCCCAACTTCCATCCCCCCGCCAAAAAGTTGTAGAAGATGCGCTTGTACCACTATTCAAATTGGTTACCGGCAAGTTTCCAGTAACCCCGGTAGTAAGCGGCAATCCGGTGCCGTTTGTCAGCACAATTGCTGAAGGCGTACCTGCATCCCCGCCGGTAACAATCAATGTACCCGTTGCGTCTGGCAGCGTAATAACCGGCGTTCCGGCGGTCGCGGCAGACTGCAACGTCTGTGTTCCTGCTCCGCTCGCGTTACCCTGAACTTTGATATTTGCCATTTAAGTATTCCAAATTGCCCAGACTTGGCCGGATGGCACGGTCACTGCATATCCTGTAGCCACCGTTACCGGACTAACACTAAACCCGTTTGTGTTGCTGGTCAGTGTGTAATTCTGACTGATGACAATCTTCGACTCAAGGATTGGGCCACTGCTGCCTCCGCCGGTATATTGCGGGATATTGAGTGTATTGCCAACAAATGTGGCAGCACCACTTGTGCCAGTTGTGGTCAGCGTTATGGGTGCCTGATAGTCAGTCCCCGCTGTGGCAATCGTAATCGGTGTGGTGCCTGTACCTTTTAGGATACCGGTGAGCGTCGCTGCCCCCGTGCCACCACTTCCAACACTAAGCGTTCCACCAAGCGTAATGACGCCCGCAGTCGTGACAGGGCCACCGGATGTGGTAAGTCCGGTAGTACCGCCAACTACATCAACTGACGTTACCGTGCCCGAACCGCTACCCCCACCGGAGAAAGGCTCTGTGAGCAGGACGACTGACATTACAATCCTTCGATGAAGGCTTTAGTCTTCGCTAGCAATGCTGCTTTGATGTCTGCTACTTCTGCCTGCAAGGTTTCAGCCGCCGCTTGCGCTGCCGCCAAACTGTCGGCTTGAGCTTTAGCCGCAGCGGTCGCTGCCTTGGCCTCAGACTCAGCGCGTTTAACGTCTGCCAATGATGCTTTGGCTTGCGCTAACACCGCGTCAGATTCGCTCTTCTGCGCTTTAGCCTGTGCAATCAAAGTATCCGCTTGTCCCTGTGCATCTGCAAGAATTGCCGCAGCGTCTGCTTGAGCGCTCCCAACAATATTGTCAGATTGCGCTTTTGCATCTGCTACAGCTTGCGCTGCTGCTGCTCTATCGGCATCAGCCTGCGCCCGAATAGCCAGAATCTCAGAGGCTGGCCCGACCAAATCCACATACTTTTTGTTTTCAGCAGTGGCTTCGGTCAGCGCCTTGAGTTTATCCGCATAAACCGTTGGGTCCGCAAGCAACGTCGATAGCAGGTCAAGCGTCGGGTTAGAACCATCAATGCTGCTAGCAATCATGCTAATCCGCCTCCACCACCTTGGATGATGGTCAAAGTAGCAGTACCGGTAGACGCAGGGGACGCCGGGGAAATAACTCTAATGCCCCGAACCGGATACGAAATGTTGGAATCTTTCGTAGTTGTCTGCGTCACCAGCGTTGGGTGATTAGTCCAGTTCGCACTACCAGCATTGGGGTTGTACCCAGCAGCAAATATGTCATCAAACGTATATTGCACCGTATAGGTGATGGTCCCCGTGACCACTACGTTCAAGGCAATATTTGCCGGAGAAATGTAGTGGTCAATTGGACACACGGGGGAGTAGGTTTGCGTCCCATTCCCCCCAACAATCGTATAAACAATCGGGCGCATGTCAGCCCCTTAATTAGTTCTGCGTGCCGGTTGGGTACATTACGCCATCAGAACCACGGACGATGTAGGCAATGATCAACGTGCCAGAACCGGTCGTCACTGAAGTGCCGCTAACAGTATACGTGATGATCGCATCCGTTGAACCGACGTTGGTGATTTTGACCGCATCAGCAACCGTTGTGGTCGCCGTCATTGCGTACTGTCCACCAGTAGCCGACGTTGGCGTAATCGTACCAATAGTAGTAGCGCCGTTCTTGATAGTCAGCGTAGGGGTCGTGCCGTTAAACACCACGCCATCAACCACCAATTGAACCGCAGTAATACATGCGCCAGCGGGAAGAACCGCCAAAGTTGTTGCCGAAGTATCAGCAAACGTAGCCGTTTTGGTCTGAGCGACAATCGTCGAACCCAGATTCTGAATCGTGCCAGCCGTGGTGCCGGTCGTGTTTTTAACCGTGCCAAGTAGCCAAGGGCCAAGGTGAGTAGCGAAACCCATGATAAATCCTCAAATCAAAACTTGCTGTCTCTTGAGGGAAGTCTGCCTAGTCAGTCAGCAAGTCGGGGGTCTAGGTATGAGTCTTTATAACACAATACATTAAAAAAGAAAAGGGAGCCGAAGCTCCCTTTTCCTACTATCAGCTCGATCCGGGCGAACCGTAGATTCCGAGCGGGTCGCTCCAGCCAAAGCTGTAACGCTCACGTGCCTTGTAGCGCACGTTACCGGTATCGAAGTCTCCATCCATGGAGTTCGTCAACGGCATACGCTCGAAATGCTTCAGGCCGTTTGGAACGTCGGTGGTCAAATACCAGCCGTTGCTGTCGGTCAGGAAGTGGTTAACAGTGTAACCCTCGGGGATTGCACCGTTGTTCTTCAGAGCGTTGATGTCGTTGTCAGTGGTTCCAACGCGCAGGCTGGTTTCCAACAGACGGGTAGCAACGAACATCAGAGCCGGTGGGATGATCAGCTTGCGTGGCTTAGCTGCGATCAGCAGGCCGCGCTCATCCGTCCAGGCAGCGATCTGAATAACTGCGTTCTCCAACGAAGTCTCATTCAGGTCGGCAGCCGTGGAAGGCGTGTTGCTGTTCGTGCCACCAGAAACCAGCGGATGCGCCGTGCTAAACAGCGGCTTGCCATCACCACCAATATAGGCAGTGTTGAAACCGTTGTTGATCACCGAAGCGGCTTTCACCTGTTTGGTGTAAGCCATGGCGCGAGCCAGAGCCTTGGTGTAACGAGCAGACAGGCTGTC